AATGTATATCTGTCCCCTGGTTGTGGCGTCGCTTCCGAAGCCAGTGAAGCCAACCAGCGAACAATCCTTGAAATGCAAGAGCCCGCCAGCACTTGCCGCCATTGTGGCAAGCGCCGTGATCGTGGTACTTCCAGACCCGGCCGCGTTCATAAACTTACACCGATCCATCAGTATCCATCTGTCGATTCCGGATGCCGCCGCCACCTTAAAAGCCAACAGGGTCGCAGCCGATCCGTAAAACGGGAAGATGCAGTCCAGGAAAGAGATTCTGGTTGTTCCTCCAGAAAATTCCACGGTTGAATTAGCCACAGTTCGGGTGACGGTATCCAGACCAAGCGCACAGTCAATCAGGGTGTGCTCTCCCCCTCCGGAAAACTTAATGGTTCTTGACCCGGTGTTTTGCGCTGAGGCGGCGTCAGCCATACCCTGAAGGTTGACATTTAGATATGCATTCCGACTTCCGGAATCCGTCCAACAAATTTGATTGGTTCCGCCGGTAGAAAACCCGTGATACACTGAAAGGTTGGCGAATAAACAACCGTTACCAGACACCGTGATGAAGTTTGCAGATCCAAAGGTCGCAGCCGTATATGTTCCGGTCGGAGGCGCTATCCTGGCCCTTTGGCCGACCATCGTGGGAGAGCACTCTCCCACGATATGACACGCATCTTTTGTCCATGCCAGAACTCCGGTTGTGGCCGTTGAGTCAACCTCTTGTGCCAGGGCCTTTGACAGCCTTACCGTTCCGGTGGCTGCGCCATCCCCGATGACATGACAGACATCATTTTTCCCTGACGTCATCAAAGAATGCGCCTTGTAAAGGGTCTTCAAGGGCTTATTCCTGTCCGTGCCCTTGTTGCCGTCTGACCCATTGACATAGTCTACATAGAAATGCTTCCCGGTAAACTGGAGGAGACCACCGGACCCAATCGTCGGAACGCCGTTAACCTTGAGGCCATCCGGCCCCATACTATACTTTGCCATCGTGCTACCCCTTTTAAGAGCAGCGGGGATTTCTCCCCGCCAGCATTGTTTGTGTTTTGTTGTGTCTGATTATGCCCCGGCACTGTGGTAGTACCCGCGCCAGTCACCCCACCCAAATCCGATCCTGCGGACAGACTTGAACATGGCGTTCTCAGTGGTGAATTCATTATCCTTGGTGAACTTGGCCGCTTTTCTGTTCTGGGCAATAAGACCTTCCTGCGCATTTGTCTTTATCCCCCATGCGTCACTGTCAGTCAGATAATGATTGGCGCTGATTCCGCCGGGCAACAGACCAAGGCTTTTTATCGCATTTATATCGTTGTTTGCCCCGCCAGACTGAAGGGCCGACTTGAGGACCCTCTCTGCCTCAAACGTCAAGGCCGTAGGGACTATCAACTTCTGACCGATCAAGCTGATCTTTAGCCCCTTGGAATCAGTGGCGTTCATGATCATAATCAGCATGTCCTCGAGTGCCGTCTCGGAGACAACAGGTTGCTTTGGTTGCCAGTGGACTCAGGATGACTTGCAGTCGCAAGGACCACTCCGTCCCCACCGGTATATCCGGCCGTTGTGGCTCGGTTGATAATGTTGGCGCCGACATTCTCCTCCGTCTGGCGAATCGAAAAAGCCAGGTACTTGGCTATTCTCATCGCCAACGGCTCATAGAGTCCATCGTCAAGGGCTTCCATGGTGATGATTGCCCCGAGGCCATAGGTAACGTTGGTAATCCTTGCAACGTACCCCTGAGAGGTGTCCTCAAACGAAACGCTAAAGCCCTGGCTCTTTACCGGAGCAAGGCCAAAACCTTTCTGCTGAAGTCGCTCTTCGTAAGCCTTATCGGATGACTCCACGTCGAATATCTGCGACCATTCTTCCGGGTGTTCGTCGTATGTTGCACCAAACATGGCCTTCACCCCAGGCCACAATTCTTTCGGGTGCGATCCAGTGGTAATCATTTACCTTACTCCTTTTTTAAGCTGCGGTGACTCCGAGGAATCTACCGGTTACGTTTTCACAGGTGTTCAGCAACACTTCATACACCGCGCTGGCAGCCAAAGTGTTGTCCTCCTTATCATGCACACCCAAAACGTGTAGCGTAAAATTCTGGGTTGTGTTCGGCGCCGTGGTAGTGCCCTCGTCAAGGGCCATACCGGAAAGCCCGGTCGCTGTACTGCCTGATGTGCTGGCAATCATGACAGCGTTCTGTCCCGGCAGCACACTGGTGAGCGTGGCGCCGGCATTACCCCGGATGGCGTAAACGACATCCGGATCACAACAGACATTCGCGTACCTTTCGGTCGACGCCGGACGATAGATCTTGCTCAAATCGTCAGGGTTCGGCTCAAAGCTCACGATTACCCCGTAAACCATAACCCCGGCGGTTCCGGCCGATTTATTGATGGTCAAAAATTTTCCGGTGGACTCTTTTTCTGTCAGGGTTGGAGTCAAAAGAACCGGGTCCCCCACATAAAGCGCAGTCGCATAGAGCGAGCTGACATACATTTTCACCGTTGCGCCATTCCAGACCGCGCCGCTTCTGTGCCGAAGTGGGCGCAACCCAAAGACGCCTGTTGCATTTGCCATTGTAAGTACTCCTTACGGTTGATATTTGATTTCAGAAACAAACGTGCTCGCCTGGTCTTTTGGCAAGCCATGGTCCTTTAGGTTCGGGGGTTTGCCCCCCCTAATGGCCTCATCCACAAGCTGATTTTTCTTTTCTTTGGCTATCTGGTCTTCCTCGTAAAATTCCCTTTTTATTGCCATCAAATAGGCATACTTCGGCTTCCCGTCGCGGCCAGTCCCCACCGGGCGTCGGATATGACGGGCTGCATCTTCTGCATCTCCCGTTCCCACGATCTCATCTCCTGTCGTCGTGACCATCTCGTACCCGCCGGCCAGCGCGGCCTTAATGCGTTGGCCGTCCTCCTCGTCGTTTATCCACCTGGGCACCAAATCGTTGGCCTTGAGCCTTTGGTGTGTCTCGTCGTCCAGGGATAGCTTTCTGCGTGCTACACCAAACGGAATGCGCGTTGTCCTTGCTGGTCTCTTTTTTCTTCCCGGACGTTCCTCTTTCTTCTCCTCAACGTTCGCGTTCATCCTGTTAGTCCTCATAGTAAGATTGGGCGTATGCTTCTTTGGTTAGAGATCTTCCCTTTGCCTTGAACTGGGCCGCCAGCCGTTCGTATTGTTTTTTTGCGGTGACCGGCAGGTCGGAAAAAGTCTTTCCTCCGCCAGTGCCGCCGCCAACTGGAGACGCACCCTCTACCCCAGTTTTCTCTGATCGGCGAGGGTTTGAGAACTTGTGGGGAAACTGCTTCTTTATCTCCTCGGCCACGCGATCATACAACCTTTTCCCGTCCGGCAAGCCTTCGGTGTGTTGGATTTTCCTTGCTATGTGCGCCGCCGCCGCCGCCATCACATCATCTTCATCCATCCACTTGTTTGTGGTTTTCCATTCCTCAAATTCGATATTGGGGCTGTCCCCATGTTCATTTCCGGCATTGACGTCCGGCTTCTCCGGCTTTGCCAGCTTCTCGACCTTTTTTTTGGCATCCTCGTAGGCCCTTACGTCCCCGGACTCAACCGCAGCCAACTCCTGCTCACGCAAAACCGCCAGCTTTTCCTCGTACTCTGCGGTAGCCTTCTCGTAGGCCTGTTTTGCCGCTTCGGCACGAACTTTTTTAAGCTCTGAGGTGTTGGCCTTTAGGGCTATTTCCAGGTCAGATCGCAGGCGCCCGATTTGTTCCTTCATTATGGGAATGATCTCTTCCCCGCGCCTCACGAATTCTTCCGCCGAAACCCATTTTTCAGGGTCGCCCTTCCATTCTTCTCTGGGGACATGCCCCTGTTCCGCTGCCCTCTCTTCAATTGTTTTTTCTGTCTCTTCCATGGCCTTTTTCCTTCCTTATGTGTGCTTGATTGCGCCTATCTCTTTGTCGTTTATCAGCCGATATTCCTTCCCGTCTTTGCCCTTGATAAGGCTCCCAGCGTAGCGGTCGAACAAGACTATGTCTCCTGCTACTGGCGGGTTGGGCCATGTAGGGTCGGTAAAAGACATATCCCCAACGGCCACAATGGTTCCCTCACTCTGGGCATGTTTTTCCTTTTCCACCGCAGCGGTAGCAAGGATAATCCCCCCTTTGCTGACCTCCTCTACGGCATGCGGGAAAACAAGGACCTTATACTCTACCGGCTTCCATCCTGACTCGTTCCTAGTCTCTATCATCGTCTTCTGTCTCTCCCATACTTTCTATCTCTTTGAATGCGTCAAACCTGCCCCGGTAATAGGCCAGAAGCGCTTGAGTTCGGCTCGGGCTCTCCATATCCAGGCAGTCTTGCTCCGCCGCCGCCCGGCCTAAGTCCTTGACCTTGTCCATCAACTTCTTCGTTACCGGGTGCAGCATCCATTGCTGCCAATCTTCCTTCCTCATCTCGCTGCATTCCTATGGCCCCGGTTAAAGCGTCCAGCTGGGCCTTGTATTGCTGGAGCTGTACGCCTGCCTCTTTGGCTTCCGCCTCGGAAATGGATTTTATGGCTGAAGCATAAATTGCCGCGATTTCAGCCTTTGTCTTTTCTACTTGTGCGTTTGCCTTCATTATCTCCAGTATCATTTTCTGGTCTGGAGGCGGTGGCGGTGGCGGTGGCGCCATCAGTTTTTCCGGGCTCTCTTCTTCGAGAGCGCCGAGATATCGCATGTTTAACTCTTGTTGGTTGATCGTCGGGTCACCCTTCAGGGCCATGAGGGCCTGCATATTGCTCAATCTTTTTACAAAGGTTGCCGAGTTTGAGTCTGTGACTGGCCTGACAGTCTTGAAATCTCTAAAATCACTTCTCAGAACAACGGCAGAGTCGTTGGTCCCAAAAATGTTAAACGCGGTTTCTTCATTTAAATACTTTGCATTGAGGGCGCAAACCTTTCTGATCTCTTCCTTTAGCGCTCGGTGTATCCTTTTGAATATTGAGTTAAAATTCTGCGTGGCCTCATGAACCCTGAGCGTTGAGGTGGTGGCGGTTTCCTGCGTTTCGCGCCCCCCGGACATTATATCGTGTGTGGCCGTGACGTCCTTGCAGCTCATGAGCAATTGTGACATTAAGGACAGCAGTGCGGGGTTGGGTCCTCTGAACTGAAACTGGTAAACGGCCTCCCTTATGCTCATGCCGGCCGGGATGTTGATCTCCTTAAACTCTCCCAGCGCGTACTTAATCTTTCCCCTTTTCCCCCCAACCGTCACCCCGGGGCGAATAAAACCAGCCGCAACATTGGCAAGAGTGCCGGCGTCTATGGACTGGTTGATAATCGTGTCCACGGCCTCAGATAGAGGGCCGATAAGTTGTCCGTATCCAATGTCGTAGAAACCGCCATCCGGAGACGGGATAAAGGGGAACTTCGTAAAGTAGCCGCAGGGCGTTATTTTTGCGATTCTGGTCTGCCCTCCGATGCCGAGACCCGCTATGTTGGCCAAAGATATGTTCTCCTCTCCGACACGGAGGAGGACATCTTCCGGCCAAAATCTGGCTTTTATCCTTACCACCTTGCCCGTGGCGACATGAACCGTAACCACGTATGGTTCTTGATACTCATCTTCGTCTAGATCAAGCAAGCAGTGCTGCTCATAAAATTCTTGCAACTCCTGGTTTTCTTCATCGTCTGCACCCAAGTTTAGATCCGCCTCTACCCATATGCCCATTCTCATACGTTCTTTAATCTGTTGCGGGTAGAGACGTACAATATGTGTAACCCTGGGGCAGGAATTCAGGTCTTTGGTGTCGTTTGCCACAATCAAATCATTGGGTCGAACCCACTCTGATACGTTACGCCCCAGAGAGCTATCGAAATATGTCTTTTTGAATTGACACCCTTCAATAGGAAGGGCCAATAAGAGCTTGTCGGTCTGTTCCTCCCACTCTTCCATCTCATCCAGAAGCTGGTAATTGATATAGTCCGATTGCCTCTTGCTCGACTTGGCCTTCTCACCACTTTCATCCTTGCCCACAACGTGGGCCTTTACTATGGCGTTAGGCCCAACGATCGCAGGATAAGCTCTTGCGTGAAACTGTATAGCCGCAACCGTCAACTGTGGGAATTTAACATTGCTGGCGCCGTCAAAAGGAAAATCCTTCCGCTGTCCAGCCACCTGAAGGGCAAGTTCCATTGCCATCTTAGAATTTTTCAGCCATTCAGACCGAGACGAGTTATCCTGTGTCGCTAGACGAATTACCTTGTGCCCTATTTCGTCTAGCTCCTGGTCGGACAGCGAATGGGCTATGTTGTCCATAAGACAAAACTGCAAGAGGGCTTCAAGAGATGCTTTTTGTACTGTGACTTCCGTGGGGTCCATGTTGTCAGTATCCCGTAACCCTATTTCTGCGCTGGGTTGCTATGTTTCTATGGTCATCCTGTTCGGCGACTATTTGTGTTACGGCCAGGGCCATCCCGGAGACAACCAAATATCTCAGACAGTCACAAAGGTGATCGTTTTCCTTCACGACTTCTCCCCTTTCATTTCTATGGTACCGGCTCAACTCAGCAAACAAGGGAAAGCAGGTCTTGAAAATTTTCAAGCGGCCGGACACCATGCGTCTGTAGACAGCGAACAGGCCTGACTCTACAGTATTGTCAGCCAAGTCAAGATCGAGCCCCATTCCGACATATTCATTGAGCAGGGCAACCCCATCCTTTTGGCTTCTCCCTCTTGCTGCGGGGTCAATAACCCCTGGTATCCAATAACCGCGCGCCTTGATGGCATCAACGTGCGTTGCTGGTTCCTTCTCTGTTTGGCTATAGACCGACCAGACATAAACGCAATCGTTCTGTCTGTCCCACGCCCCCCAGAGAGCTGCGGTTACCTTCCATCCAACATCCAGGGCGTAGGCTTTAGGCCAAAACTCTGGCACCTCGAAATCGTCAACCGTTATCGACTCCTCATCCACGGGGTATATGAGGCCAACCCCAAGCTGAGGAATACCCTTCGCCCGTGACTTCCTTTGGTGCGGAGGGATGCCGTCCCACAACCGCCTCTTTTCTTCCTCGGACAGATGAGGCACATCATCCCACGTGGCGGTAACCAAATATTTTGACGGACTTACTTCCGGCATTATTCCGCCTTGTCCATGTAGGACTTGACAACTTCACTCATACCTTTCAGCGGCGTGAATGTGCACATCAGTATTCCGCCTCCAAACCAGCCTGTCGCCATTGTCCGCAACAGACATTCCGCGTATATCGACATTTCCGGTTCCTCGTCCAGCCATATAACGTCTTGTTCCGACCCCTGGAAGGCCTCCCGCCGCTGGTCGTAACTTTTGAGAACACAGGTCGAAGCTCCCCCAGATGCATGACGCACGCTGAACGTGTCGATTGCGTCGGATATTCCGGTTTTTGCCGTAGTCTTTATGAGGCAGTCGCCGGGAATCAGGCCGGTCCCAAACGCCCCAATAGGCCCCAGCAATTTTGCCTGGATAATTTCCCTGACTGTTTTGCTGGTATCGCCAGCAGCCCAGGAGTTTATTGGCTTTATGAACTTGTGCCCCTCCCACCAATGCGGGTATCTTCCGGTGAGGTGGAGGGCCAGCTCATATCCGCCAATACCTTCCGACTTTCCAACGCGGTTTGCCGCGATAATAGCCCTTTCCGGGTACCTCTTGCCGACCCGAAAGAATTCCATGTGCTTTGGGTATAGATCCCTGCGTAGAGGGCCGTCGTCCGGGTAATAGCGTGCGAGCTTATTCCTCTTCCTTCTCTCCGCCATTACCTCCAGAAGCTGCACGTATTCCAAGAGCTGCTTCGAGTTCGATTCTCCTGGCCTCAAGCTCTGCGTCTGACTTGTTCGCATATTGTAGTTTGACGTTTTGCTCTATCTCCCCGCGTTTTTCCAAAAGAAGTTTTGCCGCGGCGAGCCTGGTTTTGTTGTCCCTGACCTCGTATCGATCCACGCGCCCGTCTGGGAGAGTAAGCAACTTTTCATCTTTCGCCGTGAGCAACCCTTGTATAACTAGCTCAAGCTCGCTGGTTTGGATCAGAACGTCATCCAGCGCTTTCTTGAGCTGCACGGAAAATTTTTGTTTCCAGCGATGGAACGCTTTGCGTAGTGCCATTTCCGAAAAAACACCGTTGCGCGGGTTGTAAACCTTAGATCTTCGCAAGGCCTCTGCTTGCAAAAAAGTCTCTTCGTCCTTGTAGTCCAAATACATCCGCACACATTCAGCATGCCTCGCTGCGCGTATAATTTGGGCGCGTTTTTTTGCGATATACACTGAGGCTGTTTTGTCGTTTTTAGCGGAACGTTTTCTCCCCCGCGCCAACTGGTCCAGCTTTCGGTTAAAATCGTTGTCAGACAGCCCCATTTTCCCCACCTATGACCTCCTTGGGCATATTAGCGTCCCGATGTGGCGCTTTGAAACGGCCCCAGGCTGCCTTGCTCGCCCTATTTGTCGCCCTTCCGGCGTCCGCCACGTGGGCAGCAGTCGTCTATAGCGTTCCAGATCGAGGCCTCACAGGAGGCACACGACGTCTTTTCCTCTTTGATTGTGCCGACAATATCGTCCATCTTGCGCGATAGTCCGGTGTAAACCAGCCCCAGCAAC